CTTCAGGTTCTTCCGGAAGTTCTGGAACCAGTGGTTCAAGTGGTACATCAGGAACATCTGGCACTAGTGGTACAAGCGGAAGTTCTGGAACAAGTTGGATTTGGAGAGATGGTTGGTTAACAGCAACAGGATATACTGTAAATGATGTTGTACAAAATTTAGGAAGTAGTTATTACTGTACTAATAACCATACCTCAGGATCTACAAACGAACCAGGGGTTGGCGCAAACTGGGCTCTTTACTGGGATATAGTTGCTGCTGGAGGTACCTCAGGATCAAGCGGAACATCTGGAAACTCTGGTACTTCAGGATCAAGTGGTACATCAAATGTTTTGGATGGTGGTGATATAATTGGATTATTGGGTTCAAATTATGCTGAATCTACGGGTGTTTCTACAACAACTAGTGATACTTATCAGACAAAAGTTACTCTAACCACCGGAGCTGGTTTAGAAGCCGGAACATATTTTGTTATTGGCATCTGTGGTTTTAACGCTTCTGCTAATAATAAACAAGTTGCTGTTCAACTATATAACTCAACAGATGCAATAACTTATGACGAATCTATACAACAGACAAATAACTCAACAAACTGGTTCTCATTTGCTGGTATGGGTTTTATCACCTTAGATGGAACAGTTAATAAGACTTTTGAGATACAATATAGAAGAGTAACTGCTGGTATATCTTGTGGTATCAGAAATGCTAGAATAATATTTGGGAGGATAGGATAATGGCAACTAAATATTCATTTTCAATATCTGAAGATTTCCTAAATAGTGCTATATGTTCAACAAAGCTCCATGGTGAAATTGAAGGATCTAATATTGATACAACTTCTAGTTTTTTCGCCGTTAATACAGAGGGTAATGCTTGTGATATATGGTTTGAAAACGAACTTACTCCATCTGAACAAACTGTTCTTAATAATTTAGTAGCTGCTCATGATGGTGTTCCTTGTTCCCCTTTCTCTTGCGCCTTTCTTTCTTCCGAGAATTCTAGTCTTACAAGTTCTGTTTCTTATATACAACGAGACTCTATATCTTTAGAAAATATAGAAGCAGGTGAATATGAAATCAAATGGTATTTTGAGTATTCATATAGTGATAATGTAACTAAACCAAAATTTAGGGTTCAATTAGATGATGAGACAACTTTAGCAGAATTTGGGTATACATTATATGTTGGAGACGATGAATGGATTTCAAAAAGCGGATTTGCTTTTGTTATACTAGAACAAGGTGATCATAATATTGATATAGATTATGGAGCAGGGTTGTCGAATAAAACAACTAGAATAAGACGAGTAAGAATTTCGATAGAAAAGATATCCGGAATTCACACCAGAACTATTAGAGAATTAGAACATATCGAGGCTGTAGATATAATGTTATAAATTTTATAGGAGGAAAAAAGATTTTGGCCTTAACAAAATACACATACTCAATTATTAATGATTTTCCAAATCATAAAGTTGATCCGGGGAAACTACAAGTAGAAATACAAACAAGCAATATCACAATTGCGGTTGATTATATTTCTACTGGTGGTGATAACTGTAATATATGGTTTAAAGAAGAACTATCTATTATAGACTCTACTGCTACACTTCCAGCTATTGTTGCTGCTCATGATGGGGAACCAATAAATATTGAGGCTCCTACTATGCCAGATGGAAGACCAATTGTTCGTGCTGATACAAGACCAATTGGTACTTCTACTTATTTTACAATGGCAGGTGATGATTCCACTTCAATCGGGGGGTGGGATTGAAATGAGATGGGGATTTTTCAAATGATGACGATATATATAACTGGACCAGAAGTACCAAATGGATATAAAGCAAAACAAATTTTACTTACATTCAATTGTCCGGTATATGTTAAAGACGGAACAGTTTATTTCTTTGACGCTCCTTGGGGTCAACATCTATTCATGGATATTATGGTTCCTGCCGGTAGTTATTATCCAAATGTTGCTGGTAGTATTCCGGCTGCTGCTCTTGGTTTGAGTGGAGATCAAATGTATTCGTATGCAGCAAGCGATGTTCCTTACCAAAAGTATATTAATAAACATTTTATGTATGGAACGTGCCCGATGGGGGATGAACTAAATGCAGAAGGTGCTGCAGTTGAAGCGTTGCCCATTGGTTGGCATATTCGAGGTTTAATTATTACCCCAAATACTGATAATGTAAGTAAAGGATATGGTAATTTAGAAATGTACAGATGTCATACTGAATTATTACCTGGTATGACTGTAGAAGATTTGGGTCATTAAGGAGACTAAAAAATGATACATGGAGTAAAAAACAGTCCAGTTGATGAAAATTTTACGGTTGCTGATAGTAATGGTAATCTTATTTCTGGTATCGATAGTACAGAATTTACAGTATATGTATATAATCCTACTGGAAGTGAACTTGCTGGCTCTTTATCAGATTTCTTTACCGAGTTGGGTAATGGAAATTATAAGTATACTTTTACTCCTAATTTGAATGGTATTTGGTATGTAGTTGTTACTCACCCAACATATTTTCCATGGGGGAAGAACGACGATGTTTATGTCGAGGAATCTGACTTAACAGGTATTTATGAGATTGTAATTAAAACTCTTGGTTTATCACACCATAATATTTATATTGATGACCCAACATATGATGATTCTGGTAATTTGGTAGACGCAAGAGTTCGTACATATTCTAATCCTGCTTCAGTAGGAACGGCAAGTGACGTAATCGAGACATATAGAATTACATCTGATGGAACACAGTGTGGTCAATTCTCATATTGGAAGCAGGTCAAAATCTAATAATAAAAAAGGAACAAACTACTAATGAGCGTATCTATTGCTACAAAAGGTTTATTTCAAGAATGTTGTAGAGGGTTTGGCGGTGGAGGCGGTGCAGTTCCAACATATCGTGATGAACAAGAAGTTAAACCCACCATATTTGTTACTAAAGTAGATATGGTAACTTTAAATAGCGTAGATGATTTAATAGATAAAATAAAAGTTACATTAGTTGATAAATAGAACAAACTAATGAGTATAGTTTATTATCAAAAGTAAAAAAATGGAGGAACTTTAAAAATGTTAAAGTTAAATGTCAACCAAGAAAAACAGTTAACGTTTGAAGTTCAAATTGGTGGAATCCAATCAGATCAAGTATCTAGTTTTCTTAGAATAGTTCTTGATGAAATTGAGTATGGTTTTCCTGCAAAAGTGGGGAATGAATCTATTGTCGTTGATCTTCCTCCACTAAGAACAATTACTGCAAGAAAATTAAAAGAAGGTGAAGAAGTTGAAGTTAAACTTGAAATTATTGCAGATGGAAATTATCTTACACCCTGGAAAGATACCTTTACAATTTCAAATCCGTTAGTTATTGAAGCAAAAATCATAGATGATGATTTTAATGCTTCTCCTGCTTTCAAAACAAAATTGGTAACTGAAGAAGGTAAAGTGGGTGATCAAAAACAAGGTGTAAAAGTAGAAAAGGTTGAAGCTGTAGAAAAAGAAGTACTTTCTGAAGAAGATATGACTGAAAGAGTTGTTGCAAAACTTGCAGAAAAACTAAAACCTATGTTTAAAAAAGAAAAAACAAAAGTAGTAAAAGAACAGAAAAGTGAAAAGAAAAAAATAACTAAAGAAGAAGAAGTAATTAAAGATGAAGAAGTAATTAAAGAAAATACAGAACCACAAAAACAAATCACATCCCAAGATTTAAAAAACATTACGGAAGAAGGTGTTTATGATTATATGACAAGAGCTGGGACTAAAAATCCTCAAGTTCAGAAAATAATTTATGAACAAGCTGAAATAGCAGCTGGAACATCAATTCCAGTTAATGTTTTAATGCATGTTGTTAAGATATTAAAAAGTAAAAAATAATTTCTTAAGGGGGTGATCTTCTTCTTGCGATCTTGTATTCGGTTGATTTGGCGATTAAGACGTAAACAACAAATTAAAAAGAACCCGAAGTATAAAATACTTCTGGCAAAAAATAAGAAGTGAGAACTTAATCAAATGGAAAATATTGGCAACTTATGTAGACTAAAACGGAGTGATCAAGGTACGCGTGGTATATTATTTTTTGAGGATTTTAGTTGTCAAACTCTTGAACTTCCCTGGCGTGAAAATAGAAGAAGTATTTCATGTATTCCAAAAGGAGAATATAAAGTAGATATTAGAATTTCTCCAAGATATGGTAAAATATATTGGGTTAAAGAAGTTCCTAATAGATCTTTTATTTTAATTCACTCAGGTAATTGGGCTGGAGACGTAAATAAAGGATATAAAACGCATGTAAATGGTTGTATTTTATTAGGGCAAAAACGAGGTATATTACAAAAACAATGGGCTGTTCTTAATTCAAGAATAACAGTTAAAAGATTTATGTTAAAGTTAGCATATGAACCATTTATACTGAAGATACATGAATCATTCTAAAGGAGGAAATTAGAAAATGATACTTACAACAATACTTGGTGGATTAACAGGGCTACTTGGAAATATTGTAACTGGCGTTATGAATTATAAAACTATGAAGATAAAAAATGAGCATGAGCAAAAAATGGTTGAGTTAGAAACTAGTGCTATGAAAGAAGAAGCAAAAATGCAAATTGCAGTTACTAAAGCAGAGATTGAAGGTGCTGTTGAACTTGCAGATGCTCAAGCATATATGGAATCTCTTCGAGCTGGACAAAAACCAATGTTTAGTGAGAAATGGATTGACAAACTTTTTTCAGTTGAAGGAAAGTTTGGAAGATTTTTTGCATTACCAGTTGGTGTATTATTAGCGATGGCATTTGGATTTGTAGATTGGCTAAGAGGTTTTATGAGACCTGCTATTACAGTATATTTGATTGGTATGACTACAGTTATTACTTATATGGCCTGGAACATATTACAAAAGTTTGGAATGGAATCAATAACTCCAGCAGAAGCAGTTGTTATCTTTACTCAGGTTATAGATATTGTAATTTATTTAACTGTTTCTTGTGTCACATGGTGGTTTGGTGATAGAAGAATGGCAAAATTTCTTACAACATTAAATAAGGGTAAGGCAGAGGGATAAAAAATGTTTACTCAAGCAGGTGAGAATGGAAAAATAAAACTCACAAATTTAACAAAATTGATTGGTTCAATTTTGGCAATAATTGGATTTGTTGCCGGTGGTGTAATATATTTTGAGACCACCTATATGCATAAAAGCTGAAGCAGAAGAAATGCGAATAGAGTTAGAAACTCAAAGCGTGCAAACATTTAAACAAGCACAACGTAATCAAGATATTAGATTTTTGGAGCAACTACAATGTCAAAAGGTTTTAGTAGAAGAAGCACTTGTACGAAATCCAACTAATACATTATTAAAAGAAAAACTTAGAAGAATTACAGATTTAATAAAAAAACTAAGAAGATAAATTAATTTCAATAAGGAGCTAAAATGGATCCAGCTACAATTTTCGCCATATTAGATGGCGTCCCATGGAAGCTTTTAATTATTGGATCAGCTGTTGCGATTATATTTTTAATTGCTAAACGATATTATGATAATTTAGCATCGTATTATATGTTCAGATCAAATAAGGATCTTGGTAAAAATGTTAAAGTTGTTATAAATGGAAAAAGTGGTTATATAGTTCATTATACCTGGAGATTTATTTATGTTAAACTTGAGGAGACACATAATGAATTAGTTATTCCAATTACTAAATGGACTTCGTATACATGGGAAATTTGTCGAAATGGTGTTAATATAGAGGGTAAATAAACCAGAAAGGATTTTTTAATGGAACACAGTTATAAAGGTAAAATTATTGAATTGTTAGAAAAGAACATGACTGAAAAAGGATTTAAATTATGGCAAGGTATTAGCGCATTACTACCTGATATATGGGATAAGCCAACTTCATCTACTGGAAAATATCATAAGAAACTAAATGGAGATATACCTAATTTAGCTGAGCATGTATATCAAATGTTATTTGCCACCGTTAAGTTATTTAGAATGTTTGATATAAATAAAAGAACACCTGATGCTGATAAAATGTTGTTTGCCATTTCTTTACACGATTCTTTAAAGTATGGAAATCTTGGGACTAGAAAACATACGGATAAAACTCATGATAAATGTGGGGCAGATGTAATTGCAAGTAATAAGAATACGTTCTTAAAAATTATGAGTGAAGAACAGTTTTATGTTTTAGAAGAAGCAATAAGGTTTCATTCTGGTCGCTGGAGTACTGATGTCCCTAAAAACAAGGATTTCTCTTTTAAAGATTATAATCCAGAAACTCTTTTTGCTCATATGCTAGATATGATGAGCACAGCTGATTTAATTCAAACTAATGTGAGGGAGTAATGGCTACAGTTTTAACTTCGTATTCTTTAGTACCAGAGTTGCAACATTGGTTTAATAACTTTGTTATAAACTCTAAAATAAATAAATATAAAATCCCACCTCCTGTAGACATTCCGCAATTATATCTTGGAGATAACTCCTTTATTGAACTATTATTTAATGATAACTATTCAAAACTTTCATATGAGTATAGATATGAACTTGAAACTAATACTTTTTGCATTCCTCGGGTTGCGTTTAATAGAATGCAAGTTTACCCTGCTGCTTCTCAATATTTAAGATTAGATCCAAATGGGGATAATGTTTTTAATTTGCAATTAGACGATTTTGCACTATTAGATGCTCTGATAGCATATAGAGTTGACAGTACAGCATTGACTATTGTTGACTCAACATCGGTGGATTTTATTTGTGATGCAACAGCAAATATCTGTATATTAACTGCTAGTTTAGAAGCTTTAAATACAGAACTTTCTAAAATGATTTACTTATATTTGATATTAAAATTATACGGGAGATTTGAAGAATATAATAATGAGTCACTAATTTCATCAGGTGGCCTTTTAGAATCTTGTTATGAATCGTATCTTGTAGATCAGTACTTTTGTTTTATGACTGAACGCGAACCCGACCTTATCTATGAGTGTGACTAAAGCAAGGAGATAAAATGGCGCGTAATATAGATGATTTCTGGAAGATACTTGCAGAAATTAAAGGCGAGACAACTGATTTAACAGAAGCAGTTAAAGCTATAGCTAAAAATGAAAAAACTACTTCTGAAAGATTATTTGGTAATATTATTGATCAAGTCGCCTTTAATTCTCAAGATTATCAACGATTGAGAAGTTTTCTAAGAGATTGGTACGCAGCCCACAGAACAGTCACTTCATTTCAATCTAATATATCTGATATTTATCAGATGCCAAATGATCAACTTGATATTTTATTTCAAAGTTTTGGTTATGACCTTTCCGCTATATTAAAATATCCAACCAATAATGAAACCCCTACAAATAAAATTAACTTCTTTTTAGATTTAGTGAATCTTTATAAAATTAAAGGTAGCCCTCAAGCAATAGTTGATGTTTTACAATATTATGGTATTACTGATGTTGATGTTTATGAGCTATCTTTACAGTTTGATGAACGAGCTAGTAAGGATCCTAATGATCTAATTTTTAAAGGAAATATTGTAGCTGGAACAACTACTGATACATCGCATATATATTTACCATTTGATGTACTGACAACAGGAGATCCACATTGGCTACAAACTGAATCTCAAATTAGAAACTTATTTCAACAAAATAAAATCAATTTTCCATCTCAATCCCCATACTTTGCGGTTAAACCATTATTTGATGAAGAAGCTACAGATGCCGCAACCGGTATGTTATCTAGAAGAGTTCAAGATCAATATGCTGATTGGATTAGTGGTGGAGGAGATCCAGAAGATACTACTCCAATATTACCTCAAGATGCCATTATAACAATTACTGGTGATCAATGCTCGTTGTTAACTTTATATTTATCAACTATTTATATCTTTAATAAAGAATGGACCGTTGGTGCTCCTGCTAATAGATTTGTTTGTTATGATGGTACAAATGTTAATGCTAGTGACATAATGGATGAATTTAGGGATGTAACTGCAAAAGTTAATACAAGACTAGAATGGAAAATACAGTGGAATAAATATTTAGATTTATTTACAAGAAGCATTACTTCTAATTTCTTACAGGTTCATAATGATGCCAGAGATATTCTTGAAACGTTAAATCCGACGGTTAAAAATAATCTTGATAATTTATCATCATCCAACGTTACTATTTTAGGTACTCTATTAACAGACTTAGGAGAATGGGTAAGAAATAATATTAGTTTTGGTTTTATAAATATGAGTTATATTTTGTTTGGTATTGACTCATTGTTTGCAGGGCTTACAAATATTATAGATTTTTTTAAACCTTATAGAGCTAGACTTATTCCATTAGAACTTATTCAAATACGAAATAGATTATTTAACTCTATAATTGTTGAAGATAGTTTTACAACTGATATTGAAGAAAATATTCATGATTTTCTAACTGGAGATAGTATCCCATGTTGTGCCGATTCAACAACCTGTTTACATTATTCTAGAGATACATATGATTGTGGTTCATGGCATGATATAGGTGCTGTTACTGATTTACCACAAGATCTATTTATAGAGTTACAAGATAATATTTATGATTCTATGAGATGCCCTCATGGTGATACAACTGCAGGTTTTGTAGTATCTGAAGTAATAGCATTAAATCTTATTGAAAGCGTACCTTCTAATGTAACATCCTTTTTCGTTGACTTTCCAATTGCTGAAAAAGATACAGATTATGCTTTGACAGTAAATTTATCTAATGTGGTGGATGCTACTTCAATTTATTCTTATATTATAACTAATAAGACTACATTGGGATTTGAAATTCTATTTTCAGGAATTATAGATTCTGGTCATTACTTTATTTCTTATGACACAGACATAGATAGAAATGATATTTCTGATTGTACTCCTTTATCTAATGGAGATACCACAAAAACTGTAACCTTTGCAGTACCAGAAGTAGATAATGATTATTCTATTGCATTAGGAATTTCTAATGTGGATGATCCAACTCCGTCAATATATAGTTATTCTATTATTGCTAAAACAGTAAATGGATTTACTGTACAATTTTCAAGTCCAATTGATTCTAATAACTATAAATTAAATTGGATAGCAAGTAGAATTAATAATGATATAGAAGATTTATCTTTGGGAATGCCTTCGGTCACTATTGCTCTTCCGACACCTCAAGTCAATGATAATTATGGAATTAGTTTAAGTCTAATAAATACGATTGATTCTTCTTCGACAATTATTCCCTTTATTGTAACTAATAAAACAATCACAGACTTTGAAGTCTACTTTTTAGTCAACCTTTTAGATTCAGATAATTTTGCACTATTATGGCATCTTCCTTTTGTTTCTTCATCAACTGCTGCAGAATTTTAACTATTATCAAAGTGGTGGTTTTAGAGATTTCGATGGGGTACCTTCATCTGATAGTACAGGTAATGATGTTTATGTTGCTGGAACTGAAGGGTTATTTGACTGTACTCATGGTTTTGATCTAGTGCAAATTCAAATTGAAGACATTACAAGATTTATATTACAAGAGACTGGTTTCTATCTACTTCAAGAAAATGGAGGTAGACTTGTCCCCTAATTTATACCTACCTTAGTAGTTTCTAACTTATTAAATGTAGTTTATTTCCATGGTGTTACAGGTAGATAACTTTATTTTTTAGAACAAAATAATAAAAAATAAGGAGATATTAATGCCAACTTTAAAAGAAGAAATTTTACATTTAGGAAAAGATACTTTATTAACAAATGAAGAAATTTCGAAGGTACTAAATTGTTCAACACGAACCGTAAATAAATATGCAGGGTCTTATACAAAAAGATGTAAGGCAAAATCAGGACAAGGGTCTGACCCATTAGAGATACAAAGAACAATTTTATTACCTGACATTCACTATCCTTATTATGATGTGAAAGTAATGGAATCTGTAGAACAGTTTATTCTAGATTACAATCCTGATGAAATTGTTTATATGGGTGATCAAATGTCTCTAGATTGTATTTCTGGATGGAACAAAAGCAAACCCTTATTGAAAGAAGGAAAACGATTAATAAAAGAGTATGAGGAATTTGATGAAGCTATATTAAAAGTACATGAAAGCATAACTTCGTCAGATACTCGTCGTACATTTATGATGGGAAATCATGAACAAAGGGTTGCGTGGTATGTTCAAGCATATCCTGAATTAGATGGTATTGTAGATATTGATAGAAATCTAAAGTTAACTGAAAGAGGTTATAAGGTAATACCTTTTAATGGGGTTTATAAACTTGGTAAGTTAAATGTTATACACGGTTTTTATTGGAATAAATATCATGCAGCTAAAACAGTAGAAGCATTTGAAGGTAACGTTGTTTATTGTCATGTTCATAATCCTCAAATGTATGCTAAAGTTAGTCCATTAGACCAAAAGGGATATCATACTGCAACTTCACTTCCTTGTCTTTGTAATATCAAACCTGATTATAAAAGAAATGCTCCAAATTTTTGGCTGAATGGTTTTGGTATTGTTGAACATTTACCAGCAACCGGATTTTTCAACCTTTATACTATTATAATAATTGAAGGGTGCTTTATGTATAATGGTACATACTATGGAAAAAATCTTTAGAAAAAAAAAAGAAGTGGGGTGAGTTAATCACCAATCTGGAACGGGCACCAGGTTAACTCGACCCAGAAATCCCCCAGTCCAGCCCCCCCACTTCTTATGCTTCAGCACGTTAGTGCTTTAGCAATCTCCTTTTCCAAGCTCACCAGTTTTCGGGCCTGTTCCCGCCCCTGGTGCTCCACCGTTTCCTCCACCTTGTCCATTTTTGGGTCCTTGCGCCCCATCTGGAGGTCCTGTTCCATCACCTTTTGGCATACTTTTTTCACCTCCTTTCATTTGAAATTTCTGAGGGAGGAGTTGCATAAGGGGCACCACACCATGATCCGTCAATGCGTCCTTCGTATGTCCTTCCTTAAGTCTTACATTAAACATCTTCTTTCCCTCAGAAAAGTTTTAATTAAGCATTTGATTCTGCCCTTACAGCTATAAATGACTTTATCGTTCCAATGATAACACAAATAAATAACGCGACCGATAGCACTATGGGTATAATATACCATCTTCCAGAAATAAAATTACCTATTTAAAATCTTTTCTGAATGGTATTCCAATCTAGTAGTGCAAAAGTAAATATCGCCGCAAAAGAACCGCTTAAGAAAGAGCAAAATGTTAATACAATTAAGTGTGGCATAATATCCTCCATATCAAAAATAAAATACAATTGCTCCTACTAAAAATCCCACTACAAATGATAACACGAATACTATGATACCAATATTTCTGGCTCGTTTTCTCAAATGTCTACCTAAATAAAAATATGCTTCATCAACTCCCTTTTTCCTTTTAAATACCATATTTATTTCCTTTCAAAAATAACAAGTTTTAATCCTTCACTTATTTATATATATAGTTAGAACATAATATAAATGTATTACCTATGTGATAGTCTCAACAGACTTTAAGCAAAAAAAAGAGGTCTTTAAGTCTGTGACCTGTTAAGGAGGAATCTATCATGACTTATAAAGATCATTTCGTTGTTGAAGTTAAATGTAAAGGCAAAATTCTTCGAGTTAAGGATGATGCTGTTTACCTACCTTTTGGAAGTGAATATTCACTTCTTCTAAAAAATCTCAATTCAAAGAGAGCATCTGTTAAAATTCATATTGATGGTCAAGACGTTCTTGATTATAGTTCACTTATTTTAGATACTAACTCGTCTACTGAACTTAAAGGTTTTTTGAAAGGTTCAATTGCTACCAATAGTTTTAAGTTTATCAAAAAAACAAAAGAAATTCAGGAGCATAGAGGTGATAAAATTGACGATGGTTTAATTAGAGTAGAATTTGCTTTTGAAAAACCAAAACCTAAAACTATAATTCATGAGGACCATCACCACCATCACCACCATCATGATTATTGGCATTGGTGGCCAAATTGGACTTATACTAGTAAAGATATTAATGACATTCCAATTGCAAGATTTTGTGATAGCGGAACTGGAAAATCACAAGATGGAGCAGAAACTGTTCATGCATATAATTGTTCTAATAATATGTCTCGTTCAATTTCAAATGTGGTAGAAGATTCTTTGGGTGTTGAATCTTTGGGTGTTCCTCTTGATGAAGAAGGAATTACTGTAAAAGGATCTGAATGTTATCAATCCTTTAGATATGGTTCTATTGGAGAGTTAGAGCAACCAGAAGTTATTATTATTAATCTCAAGGGTTTAAAAGATACTGGTACAGTCGTTGAACAACCAGTAACTGTTAAAAACAAACTAACTTGTCCAACTTGTGGAACCAAATCAAAGTCGTCATATAAATATTGTCCAAATTGTGGTACATATTTAGAGTAATAAATAAAACATAGGTAATATATGGGTTGTAGATATTGTGTCTGCAACCCATTTTTTTCGTCAGTACTAAACCTTGTAGAAATTAAGAACAAAATATAAAGTATATCACCACCGATTTTAGAGGGAAATAATATAATGACAAAGAAAATACAAACGATAGAAGTAGTCGCCAGAGATTATTATGGTGAGGAATGTTTAGCAGATAGATGTAATATGGGGGATAAAGTTATAGAGAGAAAAACACCTCATGGTTATGTCGAGATTTATGAGGTGGATGAGAACAATAAGAAGAAATTAGTTGGAAAAAGTAATTTAGTTTTATATCAAGGAAGAGAAATGTTAGCTCAAAGACTAGTGAATATAGCTAACAGTAATGTTACACCAACAAAAGATGAATTTATAAGTTGGTTTGGTGTTGGTGATGGTGGTGTTATTCCAGGTGATCCTCTGAACCCATCAGCTCCCCACTTTTAACTGATATAGACCTATCATCTAGAGTTATGATAACAGCCACGGATTCCTCTGCTGCTGATTATCATACTATATCTTCGGGTTATCCAAAAGAAGGTTATTATAAGATTCCATTTGATTCAGTTGAATTTGAGCAAGATTCTTTAAATGATGATATGTGGTTAGTTCTTAAAATTCAAACTACTTTAACAGCTGATTATGCTAATGGGGAACAAATAAGTGAGGCTGGGTTGTTTTCTGCTGAATCTGCATTAGGAGGATATTCTGGTCAATTCAGTTTATTTGCAAGAGTTACTTTTCCATCAATTGTTAAAACTTCCGATAGAAGACTTATCTTCTCTTGGTATTTATATGTATAATATTTAAAATTTTATAGTTACTAGAAAAGATTAGAAAGCGTATTCAAAAAACAAAGAGAGAAGTTTAATTAGAACCAAATTGTGTTTTAAGAAGATTTTGAATTAATTTAAAAATAAAAAATAATATGGAGGATACGCTAATGGCTAACGTTAGTCCCGGTGTTTTACACCAAAATTTATAGACCTTTTCCCAATTTTGTCCAAGCTGTCCCATCTACAATTGGTTTTTATCTCTGCCTTTAACAGAAAAAAGGTGAAGATAATGTCCTGAAGTTTTATCGGATCTAGAGCAGACTTTTATTGCGGAGTTTTGGGGAACCAGATATTGCAACATATGGAAAAAATTATGGACAAGGACCATATTTTGCATATAACTATTTAGGTGAATCTGGTGCTTTATTTTTCCTACGAGCTTTACCTGATAATGCTGCATATTCTAATATAAGAATTGATGCACTTTTAGGGGCTGGTGATACTACGGCTTCTATGCAAATAACATATATAGATGGGATAAATGCTGAAACTGAATTTGGAACTAATCTACAAAATGTTGGGAGTACATACCCAATTTGCTTTATTTATCCAATTGGAAGGGGTCAGTGGTATAATAAATTATCTATTAGATTAACAGAGGTTGCAAATCCAACTCTCTGGGATACTTATATTTTAGATATTTATGAAAGACAGTCAGATGGTCAAGATGTTATAATTGAGTCGTTTGAAGTTTCATTTGATCCTAAGGCAAGAGACACAGCTGGAGATTCTATTTGGATCGTTGATATTTTAAATCTTTATTCTGCAGTTTTAAATGCAACAATGTATAAGAATGAAGCTCTGGAACAATTCTCAGCTGGTTATGATGAAAATGTCAAAGTTTATGATAAAGATATTGGAACAACATCAGTTGTCTTAACAGGTGGCTCTGCTTCAATTACAGATAATAAGCAGGATTTCGTTGATTGGGAAACTGGAAACCCATCTCTCAAGGATTATACTGTAACAGCTAAAGATGCTAGAGGAAATGAAATTTGGGGTTGGTTAGGAGTTGCTGGAGGTACAGATAATGATACTATCACTGTATTTAGTGATAGAGCTTTAACAACTCAATCATGGAATGGAGCAACTACAACTTTTTGATGCAGCAACTGACATTGAATATAGAATCAAAAGATCTTATGGTTCTATTGCTCAAGCTTTTTACTTCATCTGAACCGATACCATTAAAAAAAGGAAGTGAAGGTGATTTGTTAGAAGCTGATGGTTCATTAGATACTGCTGAAGCAACAACTTTATTGAACCAAGCATATTCTGGTATCATTGATGACTCAGTTCTTGATAATGAAAATACTTACTTCTCTATGGTATTTGATTGTGGTTATCCATCAGATGTTAAATCAGCTATCAGTACTTTATGCCAGACAAGACGTGACTGTGTTGGTATTTTAGATAATGGTGATAATTCAACAGTTAATTTAGCACTAGATGCAAGAAATAATGATCATACTTTTAATACTTATTTTGTTGCTCTTTATGAGTCATATAATAAAATATTTGATTCATTTACTGGTCAAGATATGTGGGTATCGCCCGTTTATCATATGTCATATCTGTTACCGAGAAATGATGCTGTTGCCGAGCTTTGGTATGCTGCTGCTGGTTTTAATAGAGCAGCCATTGATACAATTAAAGAAATGAGATTTAACCCAAGACTAGGTGAAAGAGATCAACTGTATCTAAAACAACTTAATCCAATTGTTAAATTTAATCCTGGTTATGTTGTTTGGGGTCAGTTAACATCTCAAGCAAAAGCAAGTGCACTTCAAGACTTGAATATTGTTAGACTGGTTCTATATATTAAGAGAGCATTTGAAGACTTTTGCCGTTTCTTTATTTTCGAGCAAAATGATGCTATTACTTGGTCTCTTGTGTCTTCACAACTAATTGATTTTCTTGAAGTAATCAAAAGGAAACGTGGATTATATAATTATTCAGTAGAGGTTAGTGCTACAGAATATAGAAAGAAAAACAAAAACGTTTACAATGTTAACGTAACATTAGAACCAACAAGAGTTGTTGAGAAGATTGAACTTAATTTCTTTATTCAATAATTAAAACAAAAAAAAGAGCTGCTCAAGAATAAATCTTGAGTGGCTCTTTCTTCCGTTATTTTGGGGTTAGTGGTTTCCCAAGAGGAACCACTGAAATGGAATGTTTTAATGACCCATCTAATATCTTAGTTGTATATACTAGATAAATCATCGTATCTTTTTCTTTGTCATAAAATCTTGCAATTTTCATAATCTTACTACCAATAGATTTTCTTACATGAGCAATATCTTTATTTACTGTTGTATTGATCAATCGTTTTCCATTTTTATCAATGGGAATATCACCTGTTAATCTTACTGAAATTGAGGTATTGCTTGGATCTGCAAGCGCTAGCACTTTTCCAGTTTTTATTGTTGTGAAGAATATAGATATAAATGGATTCTCTGGATCATCAACACGAATAACTTTGACTATATCATTTCCTTGTATTAATCTTTTGATACATACAACGTCCCCGATTTGTACTGCTTTAACCCCAGCAAAACCCTTTTGTACAAAAATGCCACTAAAGAATGATAAAACACATAGAATAATAACAGCTATCATAATTTGTTTTCTTGTCATAATTATCTCCTGTCTAAATTTGTTATACTATTTTTAAGAGCATTTATTTCTTCTTGATATTTTGTAATATCATTAACTATCTTTACTGCCTCGTCAATTACATTCTGCTGTAGTAGAGGTATTATATTTACAATAAGAAAATTTATTCTCATAACCTCTTGACCTCGAATATAAGTACCTCTATCATTTTCCCATCTTTCTATATATTCTTTATAATTACCATGTCCTCGTCTAAAAGGATTATCAACTTTTTTTAATATTAAACCAAGTTCTCCTAATAGAGATAAATAGAACATACATGACTTAGGTGATAGAAGAGCATTATTCATAGTATTAAACACCGGTGAATGAACCACCGCTTGAGATATTATACTAACTTGTCTAATATCTATTTTATCAACCATAAAAATACCAACTTGCTCTCTCATAGATAAATGTGCATTTAAGTCGAAATTCTCGGGTACAGCAACAAATTCTGCTACAAAATAATTTTTAATACGTAAGTTCGATTCTCTATGACCTTGTGCATCATCTATATTCATATTTGCTCTCCTGTTAGTGATGACTGATTCTAAGGCATGGTTGGTTTCCCCAGTTGTTTTGGTGTTCAAGTTCTGCATAAATTCCTCCATCTTCGTCACCATATGTGAAAAAATAGACATAATAATTTTCTCTCCCAATTAAAAAAGTTTCTGCCATTTTTCTAGCTTCTTCACTCCTGAGAATTTCGCATTCATCATAATAAAGATGATACCATAGTCGATTAGCATACATCTCACTTCTAGTAATTCCTTCTCTTTCACTAAATTTTTCAAAATAATCAACGTCGGAATCTTCAAAATAGCCCAGTTTTAATTCCTTAACTATTTTGTTTAATAATGTTTTATTTCTTTTTGTAACTTTTTTTATATTTTGTTTTATAGCATCCAGATATATTATTTCAGCATGGGATGACTTCCATATAAATCTCGAAACATCTTCAATTTTTTCTATTTTTTTTGGCCACAGTACTACAAAAGAAGACGAACTTGAGTTAGTAACGAAATCAGTTTTAAGCTTCAATTTTTGATTCCTCCTTATAGTCCTAATGGACAACTATTCTTATTTAATTTTAGTTTTTTTCTAAAGGATGTAAACTTTCTTGACCTGTTCCATATATAATATATATCTTTTGTTTTTGTTATTGGTATTGCCCATTCATTTGGATTAGCAAAACTGCAAGGCATCATTTTCATATCTGGAGTTATATATGCTGACATTCTAGCTCCCTCACAAGTATCAATACACATCTTTTGTATTTTTTCAGGTTCAGTATAATCTAAAACATGATTAACCAAACAACTATCAATACCAACCTTGAATTTGGATTTTGGTTGAAAGATTAGATCAGCAAATACAGAGAACTCATAAGAACTAGGAATAAGCTCTATTAAATCTTTTCCAGCACCTGCTGCTTTAAATAAAAGAAAAATAACAGCATTAAGTTTATTAATATCAACTAAAGATTGTTTCTTTTTTTTCCATGGATTATGACCATGTAAGATTTTAGTACATTTTCCAAATGTTGTTCTATTAAAAATAAGGTGTATGTTTGTCTTCACTCCACCTTTTATAAATTTGTCTATTGCGTTATAAGTATATTCCTGATCATAGTCACTAACTGCAACAGCACCACACATTTTTGAGATTTCAACATGTTCGTCAGTTAGCCCAATCCCACTTGTAGTATAATTAGGAATTACCCCATTCATTCTGGAATATTCAACAATTTCTTTGAAATTTTCATGATGGTTGGGATCACCTCTACCTCCAAGAGCAACTTGATTTGTATGATGTTTAACTTGGTCAATAATTTTTTTATAATCTTCTAGTTTCATATTTGGTTTATTAATATGACCTTGATAGCAAAAATAACATTTATGTTTACAAGTACCCATTACTCCAATATCTATGAGCGAAGGCAATTCTAAAGAAAATGGATCCGGCTTTCCATTAATACCTCTAAGCAGTTCCATACCGGTTAAACTATTGAAATATAATTCATAATCTTCATTTTTAAAAGATTTGTTAAAGATCATAATTTTTTCATATCTCCTATACGATTATTATCTTCAAAAAGTGGTTTTATTTTAGGAGTTTCTTTTTCCTCCTCAACTTTTTTTTCTTCTTTTGCCTGCTCAATTTTTTCGTCTTTATCAGATATCTGTTTTCCTGATTTTTTTGTTTTCTCTTCAATTGCATCTTTCGTAACTTCAATTATATCTTTTACATTATCTTTAATATTACCAACTGATTTCTTAAGTTCTTCTGTTATAACAGTATCATTCTTAACTTCTACATCAACCTGTTTGGAATCTTTATCATCTCCACCAAATATAAGATACCCAATAAAAATCCAAAAAATAATTCCGCCAATACCAAGACCACCTTTGCTTGATTTACTCATATCTTTTCCCCTCTAAAAATTAAGTTAAACTTTGCTTTTCACTTATTAATATATATAGTTATTGCTTTTTTTAAAACAATGTCTACTATAGTTTAGAACAAAATATAAAATGTAAATTACTGGTATTAGAATGGAAATAGTAGATATATTTTTAGAAAAAGTTAACGATAATGAGTCTTTATTTGCAATGGATTCGTTTCCCACCAAGAGAAAAAAAAGAAAGATTATTAGAACTATATACCCAGAAAGTAAAGATGAAAACATTCCAAAAAGAGCAATGATTGATCTTGATGGAACTATTCATAAATATTCTAAAGGATATAGAGACGGAACTATTTATGACGACGCTTTTGATGGAGCAAAAAAGGTTATAGAATGGTTAAAGAGAAATGGTTTTGAAATAGTTATTTTTACCACTAGAGCTTCTAAAGAGAACTCTAAAGAATTGGGTGGAGATCATAAAGAGCAAATTAAAAAAGTTGCAATCTGGTTAAAGAAATATGATATTTATTTCGACAAAATAACTGCAGAAAAGTTACCGGCGGATTTTTATATAGATGATAAAGCCATTCATATATCAAACGGAAACTGGAATACAGTTTTAAATGTAATTAAGAAACGTATTAAGTACAAAGTTGCATGAGCAACTTAGGAGGAAATTAAAATGGGCGTAAAGAATTCGTTTGCCGAGCTTATTGGTGATCACAATATTTTGACAAGAAAGTTCGGAGGAACAACAATTGGTGTTGCTGATCCGTATGTAACTGGTTATCATTTTATTGTGTTCGATAAACTTCCGCCAGGGTTACCAGAATATACCAAACTTGGAGTTAGTGGTCTTAGTGAAAGAGGACAAATACAAGATGTTCTCTCAGCATCATGCTTATCTGTAACACCACCGGGTGGAACTTTAAATAAAGTTGAATTTACTGGACTTGGTGGAGTAAAGTGGGCTGTACCTGGAAGTGTTGATTATGGCAATACTGTTTCTGTCAAAATTTTTAGAATTTAATAGAACTCCAATTCTTGATATTATGCATTCTTGGGTAAAGTTAATTAGGGATTATAGAACTGGTATTACTGATTTAACAGATGGTGACGATGGAGCTGGATATACAAAAGCCACATATGCTGGACTAATGTATTATTGGACAACAGCCACCTGATGCTAAAACAGTAGAATATTATGCCTGCTATGATGGCGTGTTTCCAGCAAAAGATCCACAAGATTTATTTACCAGTGATGTTGAAACTATTGGACGATTAGATCTAGAAATTGAATTTAATGTGGATTATGCATGGCATGAACAATGGGTTAAAACTAAATGTGAAGTTTTTGCCTCTAGAATTGCTGATGCTGCAGATGTAGTTAAAGCTTATGGTCCAGCAAACTAAGTATAATTTGAGGTAAAACAATGTTATCAAAAAATTATCTTAAAGTTGTTTCTGCTTCTATAGTATATGAATCTAAAACTTTCTAGAATTGCTAAGATTCAGTTACTTAAATTTATTGAGAATGAAGCGTCTAAAATCTCAGCTAAAGATCCTTATATTAGATGGAGAAGTGAGAAAGGTATCTGAAGATGAAAAAGATTTAGATAAAAGATTTGTATCTGAAATAGTTCCTGCCATTTTAATTGCTATGTTAATTCCAGCAGCTATGATGGCTGCAAAAAAAGCATATATAAATATTTTTAGTCAGGCTGCTAAAGCGTGTTCTAATAAAAAGGGAAAAGAAAGAACAAATTGTATGAAAGATTTTAGGATAAAAGCTAATTACGCTAAACTTGCAGCACTCAAAAGAGAAATGGCTAAAATGTAATCAGACTGCAAATACAGATAAGTGCAGACGAGTATTTACTGATCACATGCGAAATATTCAAAAACAAATTAGAAAAGATCAATTAGGAAGATAATTAAAACGGAGGAAATTAAAATGTCAGCAATATTAAAGACATTCGCTGCTTATGCAATTAAGGAAATGAAAATTTCCAAGACAGGTAAGAAACAATTAATTAATTTTGTAGCGAACGAAGCATCTGAAGCACAGATTATGGCGTTTCTCCTAGATGGTAAAATTGTTCATTTAGATGAGCATGCTGAGCAAATTGTTAAAGATCGCTTCCAGGCAAATACTAAATTGCATGAAGCTATGACAAGCAAGCAAAAAACATTTTCTAACAGTTGGGGTTGCCAATTTGTTTGATCAATGCGCTAAAAAAAATGTGGAACAATTGCTATAAGTGCAAAGAAGAGAGAATGTCTAAAAACTTGTAGAGCTAAAGCAGATGCTGCAATTCGCCAAGCTAAAAATGAAAGCAAAAAGCAAAAAAATAATTTTTAGAAAAAACCTAATAAAAGAAGTATAAGAAAGGAGATAGACTAAGATGACGTTTAAAGGATTTAATCTGGAATATCCGGAATATGAAGTAATCACACCCCAAACAAAACATTCGTTTACTGTAAGATCTTTGAATGTTCAAGAAGAAGAGAATCTAAAAGGGAGTTTAGTTACTCCAACTAAAATTGCTGACCATTTAAATTCGTGCATTTTTGATTCAGTAGTTAAAAAACCAGAGGGTATTGACTCTCTTGATTCTTTTGTTCGTTCATTAACATTGAAAGATAGAGATGCTTTATTATATGGTCTTTTTCATATTACATATGAAGAGATTAGAAATTATCAAGTTAAATGCACAGCATGCGGTAACGAATACCCTATTACCGTACAAGCTTCTAGTACATTTAATTTTCAGGCTTATCCAGGTAAGAATATATTAACTGATAGAATAGATGTACCTCTTCCAGTGTCTAAAGGAGTAACTGCAGTAGTTAAACAACCAACTTTATTTGATGAGATTTCTGCTCTGAAAGAACTCGGTAATAGACCAGGAAGCACTATAGAGTTAATAACTGAAACACTCATTATTGATAGATTTACTCAAGATTTAGAAGATAAAAAAGAAGCAGCAGTTTATAAAGATAGAATTGATATTATTGATGCTTATCTTACATTAGCCGCCAGAGATAAAAGGGTTATTTATAGCGAGTATGAAAAGGCTTTTGGTAATTATGGCATCGAACTGAAAATGAAAAGTTACTGTCCTTCTTGTAGTAATGAAGATGTTTTTGACATTGACTTGGTGGAAAACTTTTTTCGTTCATTGTACTCAGCATGAGGGGATTAATGAGTATCGAGATAATCTTTCTGAAAATATTTTTGCTTGTATGGAATTAAGTGGGCAATCATATACTGATACTATATTGATGCCTGTCAAAAAATTACAAGACTACCTCAAATGGAAATCTCAATTAGAGGAAGAAAAACAAAAGAGGATTCAAGAGGATACTAATTAGTATGACTAACTTATTAGAAAGATTTAATCAAACCGTTGCTGGGTCAGACTCGAAACTAGCTGACTATCTCTCAAAAATATCGCCTTCTGGAGATTTTAAACGGATAAAAAATATTGAAGTAATTCTTAATTCTTGGAATAATATTCTTATAACTCCAAGAAGAAGCTATCAATATGATCCTGAGTATGGTAGCGATCTTTATAAGATGGTTTTTGATCCAGCTGATGATCAAACTATCAGAAAGATCAAAGATGAATTGGCAGTAACACTTCAAAGATATGATGATCGTGCAACCATTGAAGATGTTGAGGTAACTTTTTTAACTAATTTAAAGGGGATTTAATGTTGCTGTTGATGTAGGATATCAAGGTGAAAGTGGTCAATTATCAATTGTTGTTGACGAATCCGTATATTTTAAATTTTTTGAAGTTCCTACAGCTTAACTAAAAGAGGTATTTAAAAATGATTACGCAAAAAGATCGAGACATTTTAAAGGAAATTGGAATTAAACAGCTTTTAGATATTGTGTTGGACAGTAAAATAATCAAAGAACAGCTTACATTTAAAGAGCATATTGATTTCTGTAAATTTGTTATGAATCTTACGTATGAAGAAGTTATCACTCTAGTAGTCACTGAAGATATAAAAGATTTTGAAAGTAAGTTTAAGAAGTTTTTAAAATATGGATTTGCAGCAATTGCAGGACTTGCCATTGCTGTTTCTGGACCTGTTGGTTGGGCTGGTGCAGCAGTAGCTCCACCACTTGCTATGTTTGTATTATATATCTTTAGAAAACTAACAGATACATGTTCAAGATCATGCATAAATAAATTCCCAATGTCTACTGAAAGAAAAATTTGCAGATATGAATGTCAAGTCACTGCAACTCGTCGTATTGTTAATGACCTTAGATCAGAAATGACAAAATGTGGTCAATTTGCAAACCCTCAGGCATGTGAGAAAAAACTAAGAAAAGAATATGTTAAATGGAGTAGAAGATTACAACAACAAATAATTAAATTACGTTCAGCTCAACTTGGAAGAGAAGAAAAAAGAAGAAAGAAACGACAGAAAGAATTATCAAAAAGAGCTAAAGCTTTAGCAGCTAGTTATCATATTCCTCAATCACAGATAGTTAAATTAGTTAGTGAAAGTAGTGATATTAGAAATTCTCTAACTTTTAGAAAACATATTAAATTATATAATGCCGTGTCTTCAATATCTGAGGAAGACCCGGGATTAATAGTTAAACCCCCAAAAATTGATCCAAATATGGAAAAAAAAGTTCGTACAGCTCTTTACTTAGGATTATGGGTTTTACCGGTTCCATTCTTTAATGATATTGTCAATTATATAATTAAAAAATATAATTTTTCGTGTGTTAGTAAGTGTGTATCTCAAAGGAAATTTAGTAGGAGATTGTGTTACCATCAATGTAGTTATTTGTCTGCTAGATATGCCGTAAGTATTTTAAATAAGCAATTGCCTCTTTGTAATAAAGCTAAGAAACCAGTTAGTTGTAAGAAAAAAGTTTTCAAAATGCTTGAAGACTGGAAGCAAAGAGAAGTGGAAGCTAAGATTAAATTTGAAGCTACCTTAAAAGATGAGATAACAAAAGCTAAACAAAGAAATATACAGGGTGCTAAAAAATAATGACAATGCAAAAATATGAAAGAATATATGACTATATTCATGAGTACCAAAATTTAGTATATGAATATTACAGTAAGCATGTAGTATCTTTTTTAGTTACATATTATAATTTAAACTTAGATGAAACAATTTGGGAAAATGAAGTATGTTTTTGGTGGAGCATATGAGCAAGTTGGTAATTTGACTGGAATCAAAAGAAACAAAATTCTAGTGTTGCCCATTTTTTATATTGAAGATATTACAACCGCTTTTGATGGTCAAGAAACTGGCTATAATAAAGAGAGTGAAACCACTTTTCGTCTTTCCTAGTACATATGATTTTAGACCATACCCGCATGATATAATTAAACTTGAGCAAAATTTTTTAAGACCATCAAATGATGTCTACCCACTATTTGAAGTAACTGGTGTTGAAATTCACCCAAATACTGATAAAAGATTTTGGAAACTTAAATGTCAAGTTTTTCAAAGTGAAACTCTGGAGTCAGTTGATAACCAAATTGCTAACATATATTCATTTGTTGAGTATGATAAAAAAATACATAATATTCCAGACTCGCAATTTATTGCTAGGCTCCTTTTAAAAGATTTCAAAATTTTAAAAACCTACTTTTAAAATGATTTTACATGACGATAGAGTTGGATTCTATTTTACTCAACGTACACCATTAGTTTGTTAGGAGATAAAGGATGTCTGATATATTATCAAGTCAAATTTATCTTTCTCGAGATTCTATTAGAGAGCAGATAAGTAATGAAATAAAAGAATATTTAGAACTTGAAAATGTGGATCTAACGAAATCATCATTTCTTAGTTTCTTAGTTGATACCATTTCTACATTTAACTGGAAACTTATTATTCTATCAACTATCAGCTTATCGAGAATTTTTTCTTACAAAGGCTCAATTGCCCGAGTCGATTTTAAATCTTTCCCCTTTTTTAGGATATAATACTAGAGAAGCTACCCCTGCGACAGTTAATGTTTTAATGACAATTCCATTCGGATTTGATGATCCATTAAGTCTAATTTTCAATTCCGGAAGGATTTCAATTTAATGCAGATAATGAAATTATATTTCGCACTTATTATACCACAACAGTCGAAGTTACAAATAATGCGACTGTTAAAATTCAAGTTGTTGAGGATAATAAAAAATTTAATTTACCCGTTGATGTTGGTACTGATTCATTTAGTTTTGTATTACCTTTAAGACAACTTTCAGAAGTAGAACAGGAATTTCAAATTGATAGTGATATACAACAATTTCAATTTGTTACATTAGATGTACCAATAGAAGGAGAGGTGTCATCTTTAGAAGTAAACGTTCAAGAACCTGGTAGTTCTAGCACTTACTTTATGGACTGAATTTAATAGTCTTTTTTTAATGAGTTAAATATTGATAAAGGGTATGTATCAAGAAGAACAGATACAGGAAGAAAATTAACATTTGGTAATGGACTAATTGGAGTTCAACCAACTCCTGGTTCAACAGTTTTTGTTACAAGTCTGGTTACCAACGGTGCTGAAGGAAATGTTATTGCTGGCTCTATTAGTGATGGTGAAAGAATTTATGTACAAACTTTAGCTGGTTTAAATCAAGTAGTAAATTATGAAGTAACAAATACCTCTGCTGCGTTTGGTGGAGAAGATGAGGAATCACTTGAGGAAGTAAGAAGAAATTCAATTGCTTCATTGACAGCATTAAATAGGTTAGTCACTGGTGGTGATTATGAAAATATAGATGTGATTGTTTCTGGATCTCCCATTGCACAAAATTCTTTACCTGTTTTAAAAAGATCTGATTTACAAGTAAATGAAATTAATCTATTTAGTGGAATTTTGTTTGGTAGTGGGGCAACAGAAATTGATAACTTAGTTCCCACTAGAAATGCAGTTTTTAATTTATCTCCTGGTACTACAAAAATTTATCGAGATGATTTAATTACTATTGGAGATAGTCAATATTATAATATATTTGATATTAGTATTAATCTACTTAATACAGTGGGTGAATATGAATATATTATTTTTGAAGTTGAAGTTATCCCTGCTCTTGAAACTAGTTATGCATCTACCTTTGATATTTATACAGATAAACTTGAAGTTATAAGATCAGGAACACAAGGAATTTTTAAACTTCATTACAAATCAACAGAAAGTACTGCAGATCTGGCAAAATGCGAGATGTTGACTAAATCTAGTGGTTCAGTCAAAACTATGACAAATGACTCAACTGGTGGGTATTTCATATATACATTTGACCCTTATACTGATATACCCTCTGGAGAGCAAACATATGAGTTTACAGTAAGTGATCCAACTAATTTTCCGGTAGCAACATATTCTAATAAAGTAACTTTTAGGCGTGATCTTAGTACATATATGAGATCAAATCTTGTTGATGCTACAACAATTATAGTTTATGATGTTCCGGTTATAGAAAAAGAATATTATGATTCAATTAATAAAAGAGATTTTGAATTAGAAGTTCTACAATTACTTATTAGTTCAATGGATTTATCTTCTAATAAAATGTTAACTGACTTTACTAATATTAAGTTTACAAATACGTATGGTCTTTTACAGAATTTAACACTAAACGAGACTACTGTCAGCGATATTGTTGATATTGTTACAACTGTCCCAGGAACTTGTTCTGTAGGGGATAGATTTATATTCTCACCATTAAGCGGTAATGTCGAACATCAAGATAATATAATAAAGTGTATTGATTCTACTAATATAACTTTCATTTATGAGGAAGCAACAGCAGATACTATAGCTTATGTTACAAATAAAGGAGCTAAATATATATTTTCTGAGAGAGGTTGGATTACACTACCAGAATATACAATACCTCTTAAACTTGAAATTGAAGTATTTAGAGATGTGACATATAGTGGTACTTTAACTTCATTGATAGACACAGTGCGTACCACTGTTTTTGAAGCTTTTCAAGATAGGTTCGGAACTAATGCTACTATATATAGATCAGAAATTATTGATGTAGTACAAGAAATAGAAGGCGTAAGTCATTGTAGATTAAGAAAACCAGAAACTAGTATTTTCTTTAATTTTGATCTCAAAGATTTAACTGAAGAACAGCTTTTACGATATGGACCCGAATATATCTTTTTCAAAGAGGAGGATATTACTGTTAGGGTAATATAATTATGGAACAACTACTTAAAAAGGCTAATATAAAAGATTCACAAATTAAGAGTCTTATAACAAAAATAGTTGCTAAAAATTTAAGTTCTCT